CGGTCCATTTTATATAAATCTCTTTTGACTCTTTAATCCTGCCTTGTGATTCGAGTGATTGATACAAACCAAAAAGAGACCATCCATTGTTCTGATTCCACTTTAAATCTTTTCTATATACCTCTTCGGCTGCCTTAAATTGACCTTCTTTTAATAATGCTGCTCCGAGATAATGCCTCATAGGCTGAGCCCAGTCTGGAGGTTCTGTGTAATTATTTTGATCTTCAATCTTTATTCCTTTTCTAAAAGAACATAAGGAATATATCTATGATATCTATTTTACATGTCGTATGCCACCCTTCACACAAGATGCGATGGGTGACGTAATTGATGGTGACATCAGAGAGACAACTTTAAATGCTTTGTTTGTGTCACAGGAGACTGGGATACCTTTGTCAGCAACATTCAATAATATCCAAGTAGATCCTACACAGGAGAACTTGGATATTTTTATTGAAAATTTTAGATTCTTATATGAGAACGGAGTTCGTATAGTTACTCTACCTCATACAACATGGATGTTGACTGGTCAAATACAGAAAGCATTTCCAGAGTTAAAAGTAAAGAATACTATTCTTAGAGAAGTTACTAGACCAAATGAAATAGTAAATCTTGCAAAGGCAGGATTCTATTATATTAATCTAGATAGAGACCTCATGCGTGATAGAGATTCTCTACTAAGAATTAAAAAAGCAAAGGAGTATTGTGCATCTATAGGTAAACCTGTTAAAGTATCATTACTTTCTAATGAGTGGTGTTGGGGTGGATGTCCAATCATGCCAGAACATTATCATTACAATATGGTGAGAGAAAAAGATGATCCACAATATTTTAATGATAGTATTAGTAGAGTGTCTTGTTCTACATGGGATGAGAAAGATCCTGCTGCATCATTAAAAGCAGCAACTATTCCTCCATGGAAAAAAGATTGGGAAGAGTTTATTGATCTTGGTATAGATGTATTTAAGATGCATGGAAGAGAAAATGCTATGCGTCTTATGGAAAGCATGACTATTATCAGTAGGTGGAAAAACAATGAAGAGATTTTACATCCACAGTTTAATGATTATATTGAAGACGTATCTCTAGAAGAAAGACCTATTGATATATGGCGTGAAAAAATTAAGACTTGTAAGTTTGATTGTTGGGATTGTAATTACTGTGATTCTGTTGTTCAGTCTAGAATGAAAAAGAACGACAGACATTTTGATGATGATATCAAATTAGTATTAGAATCTATTGATAAGGCAGCAAGAAAGGAGAGTAATTTTGTAGAAGAAGGATATAAGTATAAAGGTTTGTCATCAAATATAGTAAGACATTTTTTAAATAATTTGTTATCTAAACCAGATGCTATCTATATGGAACTTGGCGTTAATGCTGGTAGTACATTCTTTGCTGCTACTATGAATAGAGATGTAGAATCATTTGCTGTAGATAATTATTCTGAAAAAGAAATCTCACCATTCAGAGATGATGTAGAGGTAGAAGGATATGAAGACCCTAAGAAAATATTCTGGGCAGGACTACAAGAGAAACAATATTTTTGTGCTAAGACTATTCAAGATCTAACCCCTGCAAATGTACATAAACAACCTAATGTTATTTTCTATGATGCTGACCATGATCCACAAGCTCAGTTTGATAATCTTACATTTTTAATTCCATGTTTTGCTGACAAGTTTATTCTTGTTGTTGATGATGCAAACTTTATGGGAGTTGTGCAATCATGTGAATTTTGGATTAAAGAAAATAAACTCAATTTATTGTTTGAGAGAAAAATTCTAACTAAGGTTCCAGAAGATCCTAATGGTTGGTGGAATGGTTTACATATTATGGTTCTACAAAAATGAATTCATTCAAACATCAGTATATGATAGTACATCTTGATGATGATTTCTTTCCACAATTAGAAAAAGCAATAGAACCATATCAAGATTATGAATCAGGTAAGACAGATCAATGGGATGGTAACAAATATCAAGCACAAGATAATAAAGATAGAAGTTCAAAGTTATGCTGGATAGACAATGATGAAGTTTATGCAATGATGGATGGTCTTGTGTATTTTGCTAACAAACAATGTGGATGGGATTTAGATGTAGATTTTATAGAACCTTTACAACGTACAAAATATGATGTAGGTGATTTTTATGATTGGCATTGTGATGAGATGGGTTGGACAAAAGATAAGAGACCTGAGGGTAGGATACGTAAAATAAGTTTCACAGTTTTGTTGAATGATGATTTTGAAGGTGGTGAATTTGAAATACAGACAACTGAGAAAATTGTGGTACAATTAAAGAAGAGAGATGTAATAATATTTCATGCTGATACTCCACATAGAGTTAAACCAGTGACTAAAGGTGTTAGACATTCTCTCGTTGGGTGGACACAAGGACCTGCATATAAATGAGATTTATAAAAGAATATACATTGAGTGATCTTGGTATATGTGATCGTCTTATAGATCTATACAAAGACGCCGATAAAAAAGATCTAACTTACGCTGGTCGTGTAGGTGGTGGAAGTGTTGTGCCTGAGATAAAAAAGAGTAGAGATTTTTTTATTGAAGATGCTGGTGCACTAGGAGAACCTAGTGATTATAAATTCGATCTATATCAAGAAGAGTTAAATGGATTTATTGATAATTACTTGAACTCTTTGACTATTCACAATCAAGAATTTGTAATGCAAAGACTACCACAGATTCAATACTATAAACCAGGTGATGGTTTTTATACTTGGCATGTGGATGCATCAGGATCTGACGGGTGTGATAGAGCATTTGTATACATCACATATCTAAATGATGTTCCTAATGGAGGAACTGAATTCTTTTATCAGGAATATAATGTAGAAGCAAAGAAAGGAAAAACATTAATTTTTCCTGCTGGACTTACCCATAAGCATAGAGGTGTGATATCAGAGGAACATGAGAAGTATATTTGTACAGGATGGCTTTGGTGGGTATGAAAATTATAAAGAACTTTTTACCTAAACAATTACTTGATGCATGTGTAGACGACTTTAGATCTAAGTTGAATACTGATTGCTGGTCATCTAGTAACTTTGCATGGAAACCATTTTTAAGACAGGGTATTCATGGATCAACTATTGCTACTGATATTCCTAAAGTATTCAGCGATGAGATATCAACACATTTAAAACCACATGCTGAGTTTAAGGAGTTGACATGTAGATATAATGTGTGGCAACCTGGTGCTGGTATTGGAATACATTCTGACACTCATCATTTGTTTGGTGCAACATTATATTTAAATGAACATTGGCATCCAAATGCTGGTGGTTGGTTTGTATGGATGGATCATGCTGATCTAAATCTAGATGAAGATTCAAATCAACCTGATGTATACAGAGCAGTTTTACCAGAGCAAAATATGTTAGTATTGAATGACTGTAGTGAAAGTCATCTAGTAACTACTGTTGGACATGATGCACCTGAGCATAGATATACAATTCAAATATGGGGTGATTAATGAATAAACCTCACGTCATTTATAATGTATTATCTAAAGAAGAGATAATACCATTGTGGGATTACTTTGATCGTAAGTCTCCTTCTATGAGCACTCTTGCTACATGGACATTTAATAATGCATCTTATGGTAAAGGAGATCCAGTATCATGGCAACACCCATTAAGAACAGATTTAATATTTACTAAGTGTGCTACTACTATTAGATTAAAGATAATGAAATTTCTTAGGAGAGATATAAAACTCTGTAAGATACATGCTAATGGACAGACAGCAGGACAAAATACAATGTTTCATAAAGACTGGGAAGAACATGGTGTGTGGACATTTATATACTTTAATCAACCACATTGGGATCAGGAATGGGGTGGTGAATTTGTGTGTCAAACACCAGATGAAGAATATCATCACGTACCATACATACCCAATACAGGTGCATTACTTCCCTCAAACTGGTTGCATAAAGGACAACCACCTAACACATTGATAGGTAATGAGATCAGAACTACAATTGCTTTTTCATTTTGTGATCCTGATATTCACGATAATATAATTGCACAGAATACAAGAAAATGGTACTAGGAATTAGAGAATATCCAGTAGACATTGATGCAAATGAACTGGTAAAATTTATCGACACTTCTGTTGAGGAGAGTGCTCTTACTAAAAATATGGCTCACGTATCTAAACTTACTTTCACTGATGGTAAAGATGACTTCTTAGAGTATGATGAACCTATTATTAAAAAATTAAAATGGTCATTTCACGATGCTTGTTCTAGATATTGGGGTATGGATATATTTGATTTCCAAATAAATTCATGGGTGTATGTAGATTGGGATGATAATCCAATAGAACCATATATGCACTCACATAATCCAGAGAATCCTTTTACATTATCTGGTATAATGTATATAAAGTTAGGTGAGTCTGGAACTACTATGTTCCCTATGCCAAAAAGAGATCCATATTTTTTACCTAAAAAAATGTTAACTTGGTTTATCTTTCCATCTAACCTACCACACATACCTGGCAAAGGTATTCAAAATGAAAAACGATACAGTTTAAGTGCTGACTTATACGCATGATGTACAGTCAAGATAGTTTCTCTTTTCTATCAGAGAAAATGCCACAAAATTTATATCAAGAATTACTTTCTTACACACAGAGAAGAAGGAAGGAAGAGACTTGGAATTACAACAACAAACTTGCTGGTGCATTAGAACAACAATCTAGTTTATCTGATTGGAGTTCGCAGTTTGAAGAATATGTTGTTAGACTATCTACACAGTTATGGTCTCAGGTATATCAAACATGCCCGTGGGATTTTCAAGATACTAAAAATGTAACTCCTTTCATAAGACTAAGAAACCTATGGGTAAATTATCAGCAACAGTATGAATACAATCCTATACATACTCATTCTGGTATTGTAAGTTTTGTGATCTTTACAGATATACCATATGGTTCTGAAGAAAGAGAATCACATAATAGTAATGGTTCATTTCAATTAGAAGCAGATGTGCTTCCAGTAGATAACTCTTGGAACGGTGTGATACTTATGTTTCCATCTACAACTAAACATGCTGTATATCCTTTCAAATCTACACAGAAAGAAAGGGTTACAGTATCTGGCAATTTGATATGGAATGTGGAGGGTGTAGATGAAGAACATTATTAAAGACAATTGTATCAATCCTAACTATCAAAATCTTCTAGAGAGCACTATGAGATATGATACAGATTTTAGGTGGGTGTATCATGACAATCTTAGTGAAGATGGTGAGAGTCAGTTAGTAGGTTTCTCTCATATGTTTATATTGAATGGTAATTCTACAAGTAAATACTCTGGATTGTTTCTTCCATTAGTATTTGAAGCATGTCATAACACAGGCATATCAATATCAAAGGTCATACGTGGTAGATGTTTTTTACAAACGCCAGGTGTAAGAACAAAAGAGTATGATTCTATGCATGTTGACCTACCAGATCCACATTTGACATGCCTATATTATGCATCAAACAGTGATGGTGACACGTATTTTAGCGAAAGGATGTACGGAGAACCGCTTGCTGAATATGGTATAAATAGTAGAGTATCTCCTATAAAAGGTAGATGCGTTTTCTTTGATGGTCTACGATTTCATTCGAGTAGTAAACCAACAGAAAAACCTCGATTCGTAATAAACTTTAATTTCATACCCTGATAACCATGGATCCTGCACAACTGAAAACAAACTTTGAAGAGCAAATAGGTAAGACTGATGCTCAAATAACAGAGTTAGAAACAAATTTAGCAAAAGCAAAAGAATATAAACTTAAATTAGTAGGTGGTCTAGAAACTCTAGGATTACTAGAACAAAAAGAAGAAACACCTGACGCAGCACCCGCAAGCATCGAACCTTCCTAAATAGGAACGAAGGGATTATAGTATCTAATGGCAACGCCAGCATCTAAAACTGATCTGATTACATATTGTAAGAGGAATTTGGGAGAACCTGTGTTACAGGTTAACGTTGATGATGAACAAGTAAATAATGTTATAGACGACACGTTTCAGTTCTTCCAAGAGAATTGTTACAATGGTATGGAGCGTTGTTATCTTGTGCATGAGATAACTGCTGCTGATAAGACTCGTCTTGCAGCAACTGTTTCTACAACAAAAACAGATGGTTCAGATACTGTAACTTGGAATGAAGCAACAAATTATATACCTATACCAGCTCATGTAACTGGTATCAGTAAGGTTTTTGGAATGGTAGGTAACTCTATTCGTTCTAACTTATTTGGTGTTGAGTACAGAATGTTCTTAAATGACTTGTATGCTTTTGGATCCCTTGATATCTTAAACTACTACATGACCAAACAATATCTAGAGACTCTAGATATGGTTTTAAACAATGGTTCATTCCAGCAGTTTAGATATACTCAGCGTCGTGATCGTTTGTATCTTGACATAGATAAAGACTTCTTACAAGAAGGACAGAATCTATTGATAGAGGCTCATCGTATGATTGATCCTACAGATGCAACAGAAATGTATAATGATATATTTGTAAAAAGATATGCTACTTCACTGTTAAAGAAACAGTGGGGACAGAACTTAATCAAATATAATAATGTACAACTACCAGGTGGTGTAACACTTAATGGTAGAGAACTTTACATGGACGCACTAGCAGAAATTGAGAAGATCGAAGCAGAAGTTCTCAGTAAGTATGCTATACCGCCAATGGATATGATCGGATAAAATGCCTACCAGTTCCTATTTCCCAACTTATCATCAAGGTCACAGTGGTGAACAAACCCTCGTTCAGAATCTTGTGGATGAGCAAATCAAACTGTTTGGTTCTGACATATACTATCTACCCAAAACAATCTTAGCAGATAGCACTTTGGATGAAGTTAGATACACCAAGTATCAAGACCAATTCCAAATAGAAATGATGTTAGTTAACGTCATGGGTTTTGGAGATAATGCAGAATTCATAAGTAAATTTGGTTTGACCATCACAGACGAGATAATTTTTCGTGTGTCTACAAAAAGATGGGATGAAGAAGTAGCAGAGCATAGTATGTCTGCAAAACTCACAGTTCCTGAGAGACCTAATGAGGGAGACTTATTATATTATCCTCTCACACAGAACTTGTATGAAATTAAGTATGTTGGAAAGGAAGAACCATTCTTCCAGTTTGGTAAGATTCAATTTTATGCGATTACTGCAGAACTATATCAGGTTGGTTCAGACGATCTTGCAACTGGTATTGCAGAGATAGATGCAATAGAAGTATTATTCGATACTGCTATATCTCTTACAATGGGTGTCGGGGGCACAGGAGACTTTACTGTTGGTGAGACGGTAACTGGTGGTACTACTTCTACCACTGCAGAAGTCAAAGCATGGGATAGTTCTACAAGAATACTACAGGTAATTAATAGGACTGGAACATTTGCTGCAAATGAATCACTCACAGGAAATGATAGTAGTGCTGTATGGGTTGTATCAACCTTTGATACATTACAGAATACAGCAAGTGAATACGATCAGAATAGAGCAATCGAAAATGAAGCTGACAATGTAGTTGATTGGTCAGAAGGTAATCCATTCGGTGAATTTGGTAATTTTACAGGTAGTATCTAATGTTAGGATCACACTTTTACAACCAGATAGTTCGTAAGAACATCATAGCATTTGGAACACTCTTCAATAATATTACACTGAAGAGCACAGATCCAAGCACTGGTGCTGTATTAGAAGAATTAAAAGTACCGTTGGCATACGGTCCTAAACAAAAATTTATTGTACGTTTAGAAGAGAACGCTAGTTCTAGAAAAGTAGCGATTACTTTACCTAGACTGTACTTTGAAATGACAAGTATTGATTATGATCCTACCCGTAAAACTTCTCCTATACAAAAATATAAAACAATTATCAATGGGAATCAAGAAGAGGTAAGAGTACAGTACGTTCCCGTGCCATACAACTTATCATTTGAACTTGGTGTCATGGCAAAGTCACAGGACGATGCTCTACAAATTACTGAGCAGATACTACCATACTTCCAACCATCATTCTCTGTAACTCTTAACATGATTCCTGATATGAATGAGAAGAGAGATATTGCTGTTGTATTAAACAATGTATCATACGAAGATACATGGGACGACAGTTTCTATGAACGTAGATACATCATCTATACTTTACAGTTCCAGATGAAGACTTATCTATACGGTCCTTACAACACATCAGATGTTATTAAGAAAGCAATCATACATGAAACACTTGGTGATACTGCAACTAGTCGTAGAA